CTCATTGTTTCTCCAGCGAGAATTCAGTTATACCTGTCCCATCTGACATAACCACACGAACTGTGTAGTCGGTATTCGTTGAATCTACTGGCACTGTCACCGTATCACCCTCCGCTAAGGAAGACACTTGAGACGTGACGCAAGTAAGACGCGGCTGATCAAGAGAGAACGCTACAAAACCGCCCGCCTCCTCTAACGAGTGCTGTGCATCATATATTGCAGTAAACGACACAGAGCCACCGCCCGATGGCGAGCCAGTACAGGCCACGCCAAAGTCAGCTACAAAGACTTTACGATCATCCAGCGTCTCTACAGTCATTACTTAGCTTTTGCTTTTGTAGTGCGCTTTCGAGCCTTAGGCTTGTCGTCCGAACCTTCTGCACCTACAGCGCGATTAACCGTAGTGGGTTCAGAGGCAGGAGCAACACGACCAATACCCATAAGTGACTCAGCCAACCGATCATCTAACTCAACTTCCTGTCCTACTCGGTATGTCTTACCAGAAATAACACAACCTTTAATTACTTCGTATCTCATACATCCTCCTTAGAGAAAACCCGCCCCGAAGGGCGGGCTACTAGCCTTAGGCTCCGTCGTTACCCTTAGCGAAGCTAACAGCGTGACGTACAGCCAAGTCCATAGATTGCAGTGCAACTACACGGACAGTTCCGCTTGTTGATGCAGTGTATGGATCAACTACAAGGTCAAGACCTCCGAAGAAGCCAACCAAGAGATCGCTGAAGTTACCGAAGTAAAGGTTTCCAGCAGTTCCTTGGTTAGAAACAATCGCACGGTGTCCGTTGATAGTGCCGCCAGGCTCTACTACAAACTGCGCTGTTCCTGATGCTTTCTCAGTGGTCTTCAATGCACCGTACATGGCCGCTGGCAGAATGTATGCCAAGTTGCCCATAAGCGCATTGTCTTCTGCGAGTGCAGTCTCAAGAGTTACCACTTCTGCGAAGGTAGGATTAGCCGCCGCAAAGTTAGTAACGCTATTGATGCCAGAAGTGTTCAAGATACCAGTAGGCTGGCCGCTTGATCCTGATCCCTCAAGACCTGCCAAGTCAATCGCAAGACCGATTGCTGTAGCGAGATCATCACGAATCAAAGACTCTACGTCCATGCTTGACTGAATCATGAGCTGACGAGTTACATCGGTGAATGCACCAAGTGTCTTAGGTGTCATCGCAATGTTGCCGACAGTCATTTCTGACTCAGTTGAAGCACCACCTTCAGTAGCAATCCAAGCCGCTGACGCCGCTGCTGTCTTCTTGGGGATGCGGACATCACCAGAAAGGCCATTCAGAGTACGAGCACCAGCCTGCATCACGCTTGAAGCATTACGCAGTACGTCTACGAAGTCTTGTCCGCGATAATCTTCGCCAAACAAGTCAGCCTCATCTGCTGAGTTGAGATCACGTTTCCAAGTACGCAGAACGTCTGTTGGAAGCATGATTCCCTGTGCAGAACGACCGAACTCAGCGGCAGCAGCTTCCGAACACTCTTTCTCGAATGCAGCGGCTTCTTGAGCACGACGATCAGTTGGGTTAGCCAAAGCGTGAATAGCGCGAACAATAGAGAAGCGCTTAACTTCCTTACTGGTCAAGCCGATGTCTTGCGACTCAAGAGCACGCTCTGAACCGATTACATCAAGCAATTCGCCACGAAACTCAGCTACAGAACGACCGTCAGAGATTGCTCTCTTAGCCATGTCTGACTGGTTGTGACGCGCACCAAGCTCAACGATTTGAGCGGCATCTTTTTGAGCGGCTTTACGAGCTTCTAACTCGATGGCCGCAACATCTATTTCATTTGTCATAGGAGTTTCCTCTCTAACAGTTATGGTTACGGGTTCGGGTGTAGGCTCGCTTGACCGACCAACGCCAACGGAGACATCCGCTGGGATAGACACCAAACTAGCTTCTACTGGACGCCACGACTTAGCGACATACTTGTCTTTGTCTTGACGTTCCATTTTGTTGATAGCGTATCCAATGGATACATTTGCGCGAATGCCATCAACAACATCGTCGAAAGCCTCTCTGGCAAGTCCGTTCTTTCCAAAACGCACCGTCGCACGGAGACGCCGTGCCGAGCCATCGAGATCGACAGATTCGATTACACCCACTTGCTTTTGTGGGTCGTGATCAAGCAACAGTGGTGCTCTACCTGACGCTAGAAAGCTCAAGTCAATAGCCTCATCTGAATGCTCTAATATTTCAACGCCGAACGAGCGCTCGACTGGCTCCTCAGAGCTTAACGCCATAGACACTCTGCGCTCATCTTCGTTGATCGGTGCAGCGTCCATATACATAGATCGCTTGGAGTAATCTGGGTCTACCATAGATCGCTCCTCTTCTTCTTCGCTTGCCATCTCAGGCTCCTCAGACTTGCCAAACTCTATGATGTAAGAGTCTTCAGTCTCAGTCACATTCTTAACGTGGCGCTCTTCTTCGTCGTAATAACGCTCACTGATCTTTGTTAGTGCAGAGAAACGATGACCTACCTTACGGTCTGTCGCCTCGCCATCTATGTATAAGGTAATCAAAGCCGCTGGGTTATCCTCAGTTCCTTCGATTGTGAAATCAGAGTCGGGTACGTTGATGCTGCCATCACGCACGATACGGCTAATCTTGCCTTGTGCGCGACCGCCAGAGCTATTCCAGCTCACCATGTCACCGACACTTAAATCTCCGGCTTCTGCTCTCGTTTCTAATTCCATCTCGTCAGACCTCTCGTCTATTGCATCGAGTCGTTTCACTACTTTTCTTGAGAAGGAGAATCCTGCGTCTCCTCCCCATAATGCCCATGCGATTCTTCCTGCGCTGGGGAAGCCTTCACCCTTACTAAATCCTTTTCCCTTTTTATCGACCTCATGTCGAGAAAAGAATGAATACATCCGACGCACAGTGCTAGCAGAAAGCTCCCGCCCATTAACAATATCACGAGCGCGAGCAACGCCGACCTCAGTACCGCCCCGACCGTGTTCCTTGCGCCAATCAAGACCTCGTCTAGCTTCCGAAACCATGCCTTCAGTTGGTTTAGTATCAATGTCTTCACCCTTGTACTTCGCCATCGTCGCCTCCGCTGATATCAGGAGGTATGCCCATCTGCACTGCACCATAAGGCTCTAGTGCGTATGTGACACCAAACTGATCCATGAGATCCTTATCACGCTGTATTTCTGCAAGAAGCTCTTCTGTGTCCTTACCATACTGAGCCGCTACGTCCTGTAAGCTAAGGACGCCGTTCTTCATACCCAAAATCGCCGCGTTCATCTCTTTCATGGGATCTACCCAGCTCCACGCGCGACCACGAAACTCTGATGCCATAGTGAACTTATCAAAAGTAGCCATAGGCATAAATATTGACTCTACTTCCATAGCAGCGCCCAACCAAGACTCATAAACAGGCCGGATAAAGTGATCAATCATAACCTGCTGGCAGTTCCGGTAGTAATCTCGCTCTTCTAATGCACCTTGGCGAATAGAGCTGTACGACGTGGCCTCTAAATCGTTCGCTAAGGACGTGTAAGACACGCCTAGACCAGAAGCAACACCCTTTAATACCGACTTATGGAAGCTATCAAACTCACTCGTAGGATAGCCAACATCAAAAGTCTTCAGATCAACGCCTTGAGGCAACTGGTGGAATGTACCTGGCTGGGCATCAATCACTGGGACGTTTCCATCCATTTCATCTGCTACGAATCCATCACCGCTAGGCGAGGTAAAGAATCCCATCTTAGATGCGCCCATGCGAGCGGCCACGATAGATGCTTCTCGCCAACCGTTAAGTTGCTTGATGCTAGTCATCGCAGAAGACATCCACGGCTCACCGCGAGTCTGTCCTGGGCGCAACGGCTGAAATACATGGATTACTTTGTCAGCAGGTACGCGCTTATGCTTAGGCGACTTAACCATACTGGCAAAATCATAATCGCCTGGATGCGAGGTGAGGAGGTGATAAGCAATAGGCTTGCGGAACTTATCAAGCTCCACGCCCATGCGAATCTCTCTTCCTTGATCGAGACGCTCATTCTTCTCTTCGTCTACCTGATCTGGCTCAATAAACTCCAACGTAAACGAATCATGGAACGAATTACCTCTGTGCTTGATGATAAATACCTCACCATCACGCGCCAGACCTTCCATAACCATTTTTTGCACATCTACCCACGACATTTTGCCGTCTGCGGTGCAATTTCCTCTCTTTCCCCACTTTTTGAACGCTGTTTCTATGGCTGTATTGCCATCAGTGTCCAGTGCTCCACGAGGATCTAACGCCTTTACTTGCAACTTAAAGCCATGCTGACCGACAACATTTGTCTTTAATAAGTTGAAATATCGCCGTGCGTACTCGTTATTTCGGGCTAAATCACGCGATCTAGCCCTCATTCGAGTAATTACAGGGTGCAACTCACTATCAGGAGACCGTTGGGAATCAACATAGTCGGCAAACAAGCGACCAGTGCTCGCAGCATGGTAAGAACGCTTAAAAACCTTTGTTTTATCAGTTGTTTCTGGTTTTTTGCCAGTTAGCCTGTCAAATAATCCCATATCAGAACCTTACCTGTATGGTAGAGCCGTTTTTCTTGCCTCTTTTCATTAAGGCATCGTTTTTGTGCTTAACAACCTCTCGCCGATAGTAATCGCGAGAATCAACAAGCTCTTGAAAGCTCAACTTCGTCAAAGATCGGCCAGCAATAGAGTATGACGACACGTCTGAGTCAGCTTTACCCTGTAATAAGCTCTCAATCTTCGTAAGCATTATTTCTGCGTGCGTTCTAGGGTCAGCTTGGTTGTCATCCATATCAGGAAGAAACTCAAAATCGCCAATATCTACGACGATCCTATTTCCTGAGCTTGTTTGAGTGATTTCCAGTTGCCAGTGATACAACCCAGCGTCATAAGTCGAGCTAGTTGAAGAATCAAGAGTGAAAAGATAGTAGTCGGTAGCTTCCGTAGCCGCTATTTTATGCTCTGTAGAGCCGCCACCAGTAATTCTTGCTACATATTCAGCAGAATGAGTCCCCACTGGGTAATCAGCTACTAAATCTGAACGCTTCCACTGCACAAAATCGCCGACTACGACTTCAGTGGGTTCCCCTTCTGGAGCGTTTGCAGCGTCGAATAAGTTCGCCATAGCCTATCATCGCCAAGAATTCGCAAAGTTCCCCTTACGCGGATACTGAGGCATAAACGCCTCCGACTTCCTCTCAGGCTCACTTTCCTGTTTTTGCGGTTGCTCCTGCCCTGCCATTCTATCTGCCAGCGCATTTACATTCACCCCGAGTATACTATACGCGGCGATTGAGTACACCATACAATCTAATGCCTCATTTCGTGGCCTAACCTTCTCGAAAACACGCTTTTTAAAGCCCCTATGGAACCGAGTGACCGCTTTTTCCGCTGTAAGCTGTCGAAAATACTCATCTTGCAGAATATCGCTGAAGTGAACGTGACCAGAACCTGGCTCCTTTATCCTAAGACGAGCAAATATCAAATCCTTTACAGTATCGACGCCGATTGGGAATAAAGGACACTTAACAGTGTTATTTTTGCTTGGCCTTCCCGCTATAGGCTTGCCATCACCACCGACGCCCTTAATTGCAAAGATCCTTCGACCCTGATTCTTCTTGCAGTACGCATATACGCTATTAGTAAAGTGACCGCCGCTGTCTACAGCCGCTGCACGAATCATCAAGACTCTACCGGTCTCGGTTTCATACTGTCGATTGAGTTGAGTGTCTAAATCGTTCCATAAGTGAGGTGTAGATGGATCCCCGTAGAGAGTAATGTGATCTAAGACATAGGATTCGTCATCCTTACCCCATCCTTGAACTGTCATCTCCAACCGGTTGTCCTGCACGTCCACACCAGCCGTCAAAACCATGACTTCATCAGGAACGGACAAAAACTCCTCTCTTCTGTCCGCTAGCTCGAAATCATCAATCTGTTCACCGGCGTCTTCCCACGTCTCACCAAGATAAGTGTTTGTCCACACTCGTAATTGCTCTGGGTTCCGTTTAACGCTCAAAAAGTCCTTTACACCGTCAGCCAAGGGAGTCCAAGGAGAGCAAAGTCCGTTTATTGCAAATCCCGCTGTGCCAGAGAATGGCTTTTGCGCTACCCAATCGCCGTTACGAATAGACCAAACCCGATCAGCCTCATTCCATAACGTGCCACAGTGCTCGCACATATACTTTGCAGTATCAGGTTCATTTTCTTCCCACCTTACATTGGCCCACTTGAGCACTTGAGGAGTGTGGCAATGTTTACAAGGAACATGATATTCACGCTGGTCAGACTTTCCATAAGCATCCTCAATACGGGATGCTCCTTTGTTCGTCGGAGTAGAGACCATAATGATCTTTCTGTTCCAATAAGTCGCACTTCGTTTCCGTGCAAGCTGTATCGGATCTCCCTCGCTTCCCGCTGAAGTTGGGTATCTGTCCACCTCGTCACATAAAACGACTCGGATGGGTCGAGACGCAAGACCCGCAGGCGAATTAGCACCCACGATAGTGACCGCACCGCCCGAGAAGACTTTGTGTAAGGTCGTGTTCCCACTGTCACGCGCACGAGGGTCTTTTACCTTATCTTTAAGGACGGGTGTTGATCGTAGTAATCCCGAGGCGATCCGATCTTTTGAAAACGCCTGAGCCATTTCCAGCGTCGGCTGAAGCACCAGAATAGGACACGGATTCTGATGAATATGATAGCCAATGATATTAAGAAGAGCTTCTGTCTTACCAAGTTGCGCTCCCGCCATGACGACGACTTCTTGGATGTCTGGATTCGAACAAGCGTCCATGATGCCGCGTTGATATTCCGCACGCGACGTAAACCATCTCCCAGGCTCCGCACTACTTTGCGAGTCCAGCCGCCTTTCGCGGTCTGCCCATTCGCTTACGCTTAGTTTTGGCGGGGGCGTCATCACTCTCATCGCTGGTTTCAGTTTCTCCAGCAGTTGCTTCTGTTGGTGTGATCTTTGGGTCATATCGCGATAGCTCGTCTAATGCTTCAGTTATCAAATCTTCTATGATGCTCTGGCACAAGCCAGCATTGCTTTCTGCCGCAACCACTGGCGCAGCTTTCGTAGGTATAGATAACAAACGTGATTTAACAGAACCGAGAACATCTGTCCACGCTGTCACTACATCATCAGCGTTTACTAGCTCTCCGTGTATCTTCTTTAGCTCTAACTCCGCAATCTCCGCTTCCGCATTTACTTTTCTTGTTCTAGCCTCGTCGTATGAAGACCCTATCTTCACTCCACCAGTGCTTGCCATCAATCC